TGGCAGGAGAGGAGGAAGATAAAATAAAGAAGTATGATTATTCTTTTAGATCCAATCCAAGATCTAGTAGACATGAAGTCCGGAAAAGACATATTGTGACTCCATTCTTATCATCAGAAGAGATGATTGAAATGGCTTTACAAGGAGTTGGTGCTAAATCACATTCCAGTGATCCTGAAATTCTTGAGAAAGAATTTATAAATAAGTGGTCATTCCATCCTAATACAGAGGTCAGTGATATTGAAAAATTTTGGTCTTGTTCAGAGGATTTTGTGGAAGATGCAGAATGGTTGTTGTCTATTAAGAATGAGCAACTACAATCTTTCATAAAGACTGAGAAGGAAAATGACCCATTAAAATTAGGTGATCAACAATTAAGTGCTGAGTTGTTTGAATATCTTGCAGGTCTGAAAAATGTTCAGCTAGGGGAATTGATATCCAGTATTTGTATGGAAATTGCTATGGAATACAAAGTTGCAACAAAGCCAGGAGAATGGTTGATTAAACCTCTAAGACAATACAAGTGTCTGATTGCTATGGTCTGCACAGGCTCTCATGTTTTCTTTAGTGTGCTAATTGACAAGAGATACTCAGTTGTGATGGAAACTGGAAAGATAGGACCTAGATTGTATGAAACAGATAATTATTACATAACTGATGTGGTGTCTATTACTGAGACATATATAGAACATTTTCTGAAGGCTGGCCCCTATATTAGGATGATAGCAGCCCATCTCCTGCATAGCTTTAATATACCTCTGATGACAGGTGATTGGAATTTGACGATGGAATACAGTCAGACTTTCAACTATCTGGTTCTAACATACTTAAACACAAAATTGGACCATGAAGAAATGTTGACAAATCTTAGATTTCTATACATGAAATTGCTCCAAGAGGTGGGGGCAAATGTGTACGACTATGTGGATAGACTCCCAAAGGTTTTACGAAGCAGACTCTCTGTTTTTTCCCTAGGGAGAATACTCAACATAATGGATTATTATACTAAACACAGAATTCTTAAAAGGAAAACCACAACAACTAAGGGAGTTGAGTGGAGACATATAAACATCAGGACAATTTATCATCAAGGAAATGTAGATTTAGATCAACTGATAGATTCATTTTACTACTCCTATGTCATCACAAAAAATAAAAGTTCAATGGGAGATCACACATTCCAAATTTTTAACAAAGTCTTTAAAGAGCAGCATGAGGCTCACAAAAAATTGATAGAGAATGATATTCCTGTATGGGGAATGTTGACAGTTCCGGAGAAGCATAGATGGGATTATGCCATAGAGAGAAATGCTATTAGGCTCTGTTATAACAGACTAGAAGAAAAACATGGACCCACTGTTAGAGACATGATTGAGAAATCTCTATACTCCATGCTAACCAGATTGAGACTTAGTGATATATCCACTCTAAAGGCAAGTTCTAAAGACTACAGACTAGGGCAAAAACTACCTCAAGTGTCTGATGGAATGACAAGAGTGGAATATATTACAGAGTTCAAAAGACGTAACCCTGAATTGAATGGTAAAAGGCCTAGAGTAATAACATCACTAAATATATTGATCCATGAATATCAAGAAAGCACTAATGACAAGAAGCCCAAGTTTTTTAATCTGGTATTCTGGACCTTGAGACAACTACTTAAAAGGGGTCACATATTGTCAGATCTATTCATAAAAGACCAACACAATGGGGTTAGAGAGATACATGTGTTAGAGATTATGGCTAGGCTATTGCAATATGTTATAGAGAGTATTGCAAAAAGAGTGTGTCAATTCTTTGACAATGATTCAGTTTGTACACCCAGCACCAAGAAAAACTTTTACTATGATCATGAAAAAGAAGCTAATGTCATATTAGATCATCATGTCACTTTGGGGAAATCTTCAGATGCTTCAAAGTGGTGTCAAAGAAATCATGTGTCTCAATTTTTCTTCCAATTATGTCACTTTACTCCAAAAGAGATGCACCCTTTTATATATTGTGTCTTATATCTGTGGACAAAGAAAAGAATAGCTATAGACCCAAATCTATTATCTAACTTGGATAGGAATAAGAATGTTCTTACCACCAATCCTGATTATATTGCTATGCAACATGCTTTCCATGTAGGTGAAAATCCTTTCATCGAAAAGAGAGGGGCATTTATGGAGGTTGGGTTTGGAATGTTCCAAGGTATATTACATGACTGTTCCTGTCTCAAACATGACATAAGGCAAGTACAGTGGAAAGTTATGACACAAGAGTTCTTTAAACAAACCATTAAAGTTCCTGTTGTTATCACACATATTCAGGGCAGTGATGACTCTGGAGCCTTAATCTCCATACCATCCTTCAACCCAGGTCTCATACTTCTTGCAATAGGATTTCTATGGTGGAAAGAAGAAGTTTCAAAGTATAGCAGCATCTGGACTAGCATCCCTAAAACATCTGTTGGGACACTATCCTTAATAGAGTACAACTCTGAATGGTTTTTTTCAGGCAGAAACATCAAACCGCTTTTTAGGTGGAACAGCGCATGTTTGGAAACATCACTAGTAGAGAGACTCCCAAACAGAGTTGAGGTCTTTTATAATTCACTATCTCAGTCTCTTGAAACTGGTTCATCAACCCTTCTGTGTGCGTACATTCAATTATGTCAAGCTGAACTTCATTATAAATTGATGGGTTTAGACAGTCATTTGTTAGCTGAGGAGTGCATTCAAGAGCTAATAAGAACTAAGAATGTTTCCTTAGGTTACTTCCCTCTTGAGACAGATCACATTGCAGGTGTGACAGGATTTGACTTCCAACTCTTCTTACTGAGTAAGAGAGGGGTGGAAGTGAACAACTGGGAGATGGAAGACTGCTCAGAAACTGCAACAATAGAGTATGACAATAAGATTGATAAATCAATTAGACAGAGCATGAGATCCTTCAACATTAAGTTTTCCAATTACAAACACTATGAGGAGGTAGTTAAAAACACTGGATTGCCCAAGTTGGATGACATCCTAGATAAAATACACAAGAGCCCAGAATTATTGTTTGTCAATTTGAGTACATGGGAGCAAGAAGAACTTAAGATGACAATGGCTCTTGACAACCCAATGGTCAAATACAGCTTGTCATCATATCAGCCGACTGCAAGAATGATGGCATCAAGTGCATATTTATTGAGCACTCCCTGTGTTTCTGGTTTCATGTCAAATGGAGATACTAGAGTCAAGAAATCCTTATTGGGTTGGCTTAAGGAAGCAAATACTCCCAGACGACTTAAAGACACAATGGATGAAATCGATTCGAAAGA